TCTTTTAGAAAATGATGACTCTAATTACATTAGTCTTAACTTTCCAAATGGGCTTTTATATTGTTGTTTATCCGTAATTCATTAGCATCGTCTGCACGTTCGTCTGCTTCAAAGGATGCTTGATTAGCTTGATAACTACTAATAAAACGTGTTGCTAATTGATTATCTTCTGGTTTGTACAGGCCTTTATCTATTAAAAGCTGTAGTTTTTTTAAAGTTTCTTGGCTAATTCCTTTTTTAATTTCGCCATAAGACTCTAACCAATTACTTACATTGCGGATTTCAGCTTCATCTATTCCGCTTTTTATAACGCTATTAATTACAGATTTAACACCAGACATGCGTATAGTTTCTAAGGCTCTGTCCATGTCAGTGCCAGTTATTTCTTGATTTCTAACCTGTTCAGTGAGTCTTTTCTTTAGAGCGTCATGTTGGCCCATAACAGCTTCTATGCCACTTAAATCGCCATTACCAGCCGCTAAACGTATTGCCTGAGAAAGAGTTGCAGTTTCTTGCTGAATAGCCTCTCTTATTTCGGGGTATGCTTTTATATTTGCTTCGGTTATTTCTTTTTTTTGTTGTTCTGCAATACGGTTATTAAGTGCAACCTTTGCATTGAGAGTAGCAAGAACATTTTCTGAGTCTGTTGCTGGGTTGTATGTATCTAATAATTCTTGAACAGCGGCACGATGTTCTTTGGGAACATCATTTAAACCATCCTGACCATTGCTTTGTATAGCAGAAAATATCTTCAACAAATCTGATTGAGGTATTTCTTTAGCGGCAATAATCTGCGCCATAGCGCGAGGCTTTACGCCGTTAATAGCGTTTTGAATTACTTCAACTTGTGCAGGGGTTAATGAACGAGATGACTGGCCTTTACGAAGAAGGCCAGTCATTTGAGACATAGCCAAATCAATTTCTACTTGTTCTGCTCCACTTGTTATAAGCTCTTGGATAACAGGAAGATTATCTGTAATCATTGATGTTATATCAACGCCAGCTTGCTCCCTATCACGAGCAATCATTCTTTCTTGCAGGTTTAGTTTTGTACTTGCAAGGTAAGCTGTTCCTGTTTCTTTGACATAATTACTGTACATGCCAGTAGAATTTTCAGTCATCTTGTCAAGGTAATCACCAAAGTTCTCAGAGTAATAACTAATAGGGTCTGACTGTTGGTCAGCAACAAGAGCTAAGTCAGCGGCCTTTTGTTTAATCTCTCTATCAATAGAGCCTCTGTAACGAGCATCAATAACATCTCTGTATGCATTGGTGGCTACTGTGCCAAAT